CTAGTAAGTCCGCCTAGATTGATTTGCTGGCCCTCCTGGGATCGAACCAGGGACCTAGAAGTTAACAGCTTCCCGCTCTGCCGCTGAGCTAAGGGCCAAAAGCAGAAACCGCAGCTTCTATGTATTATTATACAGTAAAAACCACGGCTCTGTCAACGATGTTTTATAGGAAAAAGTCCCCATCTGGGATCTTTAAATCCTCTATCTCTTTATCTATTTCTAGTATAACTGGATCTATTAGATATCCGAATATTTGCTGCATTTCAGCAGGTGTAATTTCTTTATCGGCATTACTCATTTCTGAATAATCTTTACTATATTAACACCCTTAATTTCATCATCTATGTTGAATATATCTGATACGTAGTCTTTTGCATCTGTTTCATTAAAGGCTTGTACCTCTAGCTCTACATTTAATTTGACCGTATAGGTGTTCATATCTAATTATATCACTTTGCAGCTTTTTTATCTACTGCGGTAAATGCTGAGTTAATTTCTGATACAGTTAATTTACCGTCATCTAGGAATCCACGAGCAAGCTTTTCAACTACTGTAGCAACTCCTAAAGTTCCAGCCAATATGACTGCCTTGTAGGTTTCAATTCCTACAATTGCTCCTGCTCCAATTACGGATAATCCAGATGCTGCAAATACAGCAATAATTCTAGCTAAAATATTATTGATGTTTGCAATTGCTCCTGAACCTACCTGTGCTGGTTCTTCTATATATGCTTTTGCCATTATTCGTCACCCTTTGAACCCTTAGCACCAAAGTAGCCACCAATGATTCCGATGACACCGCCAAGTGCTGTTTGAACAAGAGTCATAACATCTGAAGAAACCTCTACGGCTTCTCCCGTTGCCTGTGTCTCAAGTGCCGCAACTACATAGTCTCCAACAATCGCAAGTCCAATTGCAGCCATTACTCCTGCTGCAAGTATAAACATAATCTTTTCTTTCATTTATTTATCCTTTCTTAATGGGATTGTAATTAGCCAGACTATTGTTACTGCCATTACAGCAATTCCAACAATATCTCTTGCTGATCCCGTTAAAGTTAACCATGCGATAAAGAAGCCGAGGAGGGTGAATGCCTGTGCAATTAATTCCATTCCTGCATCTTTAAACCATTTAGTTAATCCCTTTAGCATTTTGCCTACCAGGTTTATGGCTTTATTGATTATTTTCATTTGTTCCTCCTTATCATTGCCCCTGCAATTTGTGATGCAATGACCACTGGGACAATTACTTCCTGCGCTTTTTCTCTCTGATCATCCGTCATGTCCATACCTAATTCAGAGAAATTAGATAGGAGTTCTACTGGGTCCACTTCAAATACCGCTCCAAGTGGGTCTGCTAAAAATGCTTCTGTTTGTACTTCTGTTGTTGCATCTGCTAATGTAAATGGCATTGGGGCTTCTCCTGCATCCCCTGCTCTTTCTGCAAACTCAACAAAGGCTGCTGCGATGGCAGGATCTGACTTCATTACCTCTGCCACTTTTGCTACTTCTGCTGAAGAAATACCAAGATTAGAAGCAATCTCCTTTTTTGCTTCTTGTGTCAAAGACTTTAGGGTTTGGCTAACTGCTGCAGTCTGCTCTGTTGAAAGTTTAACTAATTTGTTATCTCTGCTTGTAAGGTTTGCAATAACACCAGATAGATCTTCCACATTTCCTGTACCCTTTTGTGGAATAAGTGCTGCTAATACTTCATTTTTGATTACTGGATCAACATTTTCTGATGGCTTAAAGTCTGGTCTTGGCAATGGCTTAGGTTCTGGTGAAGGCTCTACAGGAGGCTCTGGAGTGGGTTCTGGCTTTGGTTCAGGGCTTGGGGCAGGTGTTGGCTTGGGCTCTTCTGGTTTAGGCTTATCTGTCGGTTCTGGCTTAGGACCTGGAGGTGTTGGTTTTGGATCTGGGTTTTCACTTGGTGGAGTTGGTTTAGGCTCTGGCTTATCTGTTGGCGGAGTTGGCTTTGGTTCTGGCTTATCTGTTGGTGGATCAGATGGCTTAGGCTTTTCTGGTTCAACAGTTGGCTTAGGTTCTGGAGAAGGTTCTGGTTTAGGTTGATTGGCTGCAGCATTGGCTGCTGCTTGAGCCATAGCAGCATTAAGTTCTCTTTGAGACTGCTCATCATAGTAACGCCATGCGTTATCAATTGCACTGTTGACATTATTAATTGCTTGATTGTATGCGCTAATAGCATTGTTTTTATTTTGCAATGCCGTCACAACATTTAAACTTGCATTAGTAGCCTCAGTTGTTTTATTAGTTAAGGTTTGATTGTAACCATTTAATGTTGAAACTGCTTGATTATAAACATTTAATTTATCATTGTATACATTCTGTGCTGAGTTTTTTGCAGAAAGGGCGTTGTTGTAGGCATTGGTTTGTTCTTGTGTTGCTACAGATCCATGGGACAGTGTATTTAAACTACAACTAAAATTTTGTCCCCATACTCTTGGAGTTCCAGCATAGTCACAGCCTACACCAGTCCAACCCATGCTGCCATATGAATCATATGGTATTCCCCATCCAAGATGATAAGATCCTACTCCTCCACCGTTGTACCACCATATTTCTACATCAAAAACTTTATCAGTTGTTACATCATATATTGGAGAATATGCACTCCAAGTTGCTCCTTGCTCTACCCAGTTGTCAATGGCCAATGCTCCGTCAATATACATTCTAAATCCATCATCTGTATACCCTGCAAATTTTGTTGATGTAAACCATGAAGGTACTGTTATTTGTCCAGTAAATTTAACTATAAAGTTTTCATATCTATTACCACACACTGGACGCTGCATAGAGTTTTCACCATATTCCCCAAATATTCCACTACATAAGAATTGGTCTGTGGCTGCAAGGCCATTAACTCTAATTAAACTATAAACATCATATCTTAAACCAGGTCCTGATGAATTGTTATTATTTAATGCTTGTTGAGCAGTTGATAAATTAATATTGGCTACTTCAAGAGCATCATAGGCATTATTTTTATTAGTTAGGGCAGTGGCTACTACTACTGTTTGTCCATCTACGGCTGTTTGGGCTAATGCTTTTTGTTCCCCTGCCGTGACTTTTGAGGCAAGAGAGTTGTCATATAGCGTAGAGGTTTGGGTCTGGGTTTCTTTTGCAGATACTGCAAGGTCATACCTGTCTTCTGCCTCTTCAATTAGGGATATAAATTCATCCTTGTAGCCAAGGTCATCAATACTATTATTTAGCTCTTCAATTTCTTGAGCTGCCAAGCTTAGCGGGTCATCAGAATAGGCGGGGGACATAAAAAGCCATCCAAATGCAAGCATTATGGACGCTGTTATTCTAAATAATCTATTCCTAATCAACTAAAACTCCCAAGTAAACAACATGTTTACTTGTCAATTATAGCAGAACTTAGTTTAAGATTAAGTTAATGAGCTTACTTGTACAATGATTCCATCGACAACTGAAAGCAGTTGTGGTCCCTCTGGACTAATAGTTCCTGTAAACCCATCAGGTCCTAATGCGCCAGTTTTAGTTAAGAACAAACCGTACTCATTATTATTGGTAAGACCCGATGAGATAGCATTGTAAGCAGTTTCAGTATAATTTAAACACCAAACTTCTTTATCTACAGCAACGTTTGGATAAGGAACACCTAGTGTTAGTGTAAAACTTGCATGCTCTCCAAAAGATTTAAATGTCCAAGACTGTGGAACACCTGCTGTTACAGCGTAATTCATGTAAGCATCTACTTGTGGAGTTCTTGCAATTCCAATTGATGCCCCCATTGTAGCGTGATTAAAGTATCCGTAATCAAGATTATAATTGCTTGCTTCTTGAAATGATTTTAATGGCAAGTATGCAGGAAGACCTGCAACTACAAGTCCATTTGTATACTCTGTCCAAGATGGGGTTCCTGGCGGATAGCCTGGGTTTCCTGGATTAGTAGACCTTATAAATAGTTGTCCTGGATTTCCATAAGGACTCCCAACTGGGATACTTACAATTCCGCCGATTGGATATGAAGCACCGTTGTTGTATTCTCCTAAGTAGTTTGGGTACTGGCCATCTTGTCCTGCTGGGCCAGATCCGCCTGAAGAACTAAGTGATCCGTCGCCCATTAAAAATTGAGAGGAGTTGCCTGGAAAAGTTACGCCAGCTGTTGATGTAAATGTAAATGGCATATTAGCGCTCCAAAATTAATACTGCTACTGTTGATGTTCCAACTGCATAAATCTGATGGTTAGGTGCTAAATCTGCACTCCATATTTGTCCCGCAGCTAATTTAATTCCGTAGTTAGTTGATGTGACTGACTGGTTACCAATATAAATTGGGGCAGAAGCATCTGTGTTTTGTACTGATATAGTATTTGCAGTATCAATAGAATCGTCAATTGTTAACTCTTGAGCTGTTGATGTTAAAGTTAAATTCCGTGTGCGTAGCATGTTTACTCCTAATGTTGGGGGATTCCCACATATAAATTATACCCTATTTGGGATTATCTGTCTTATAAAATCCATTGCCTTTAAACTGTATACCAAAAGGGGTAAAGTGTCTTGTCATTTCCGACTCACATTCAACACATGTGTATCCTGGATCTTCATCCATAATTGATCTATGAGTTGACATTGTTGGGTGTGCTTCATCATATGAACACTTGTATTCGTATACTGGCATTACCGATCCTTAAATTTAATGAGCCTTTTCATGACTTGCTCAGGTCTCCTTCGGTAGCGAACCAAAGACTATTTGATCTTGATTGTTTTTGGCTTCTTTTCTTCTGGAATAATTCTATCTACATTGATATGTAACATTCCATCTTCGATTGAAGCACCAGTCACTTCCATATATTCACCAAGCCCAAATGTTCTTGTGAATTTACGTGCAGCAATACCTTTATGTAGATATTCTCCGTCTGTAACTTCTGTGATTTCACCCTTAACAATAAGTGTTCCGTTGTCTACTGAAACATCAATATCGCTCTTTGTGAATCCTGCTACTGCAATTGATACCTGATAGGTATCTTCGTCTAGCTTTAATACATCGTAGGGCGGATATGTCTGGCGTGTTGCAGCCTGATGTACATGTGACATTCTTTCCATTTCACGATTAAAGCCAATAAAAAAGGGATCTGTAAACATAGATCCCATTAGTGTATTTACCATTTTTGCTCCTTTTAAGCGAGTTAGTTTAGCATCCCCATAAGGCGGATGTAAAATAATTATATCATAATTGATATTTATTCGTAAGACTTTTTCTGCCAGAACTGGCGCATATAAGACCTATTTAAAACTGATCTTACTTTAAAGTTATCCTGAAGTTCACGTTTTCTACTAAATGGGGGAAGTGATTCATGTACCCAGTCTTCTCTTTTAAATGGAAATATTTGTGCTATTGGGGTTCCCTTTTCAATAATTCCCTCAAAATCATCACGAAGCCACATATTAATAGCGAGCCTGGCATGAACTTGATCTGAGTCTATTATACCTGTCATAGATAGAAATGGTAGATCATATCTATTAAATGGATGAGTTACCATTATGCTGTATCCCGCTGGTGTTTCATTTCTTGGATAAG